CTCCAGTCGAGGACTGCAAGGTAATCTTCCTTAGTTGTCGGAGCGATATAAACAAGGTTAGGAATGTTTGAAATCATGGGAATATCAAAAATTCCGAGGTGCGTAACATCTGTCATACCGTTTACCGATGCAGTCTGAACGAGGATTGTTGCAGGGTTTGAATCAATGCACAAGTCCTGTGAAAGCTGATCGTAGGTTCTCTGAATGAATGAGCTGTAAACATTGAATACGGGCTTGCCGCCGTTCTTTGCGATAGCAGATGCCATTGCAACAGCTGTCTGTTCTGCGATACCTACATCAAGGAACTGTCTTCCGAATGCTTTTCTCTCATCAGGAGTAAAGCCGTAAAGTGCAGGAGTACCGGCTGTAATCGCCACAACTGACTTGTCAGACTTCATCTTATTTCTAAGATAATCTGTTGTAATTAAGCTGTAGTCCTCATCGTCAGGGAAATTAACAGTAGTTTTACCTGTTTCAATATCAAACGGCATACACCAATGCCAGCTTTCTTTGTCGGTTTCAGCAGGCTTATAACCTTTACCTTTAAGAGTGTTAATATGAACGACAACAGGATGATCAATGTCTTTTACAGACTTAAAAGCCTTGATAAGCTCTTCAATATTGTTGCCGTCCTTGACATATACATAATCAAGCCCCATTGACTTGAAAAGATTACATTCAGCCTTGCCGTCTGTGTCACGAAGAAGTTTGAGATTTTTATAAAGTCCGCCGTGATTTTCTGCAATAGACATTTGGTTATCATTTGCAACAATAATCAGGTTTGAATCCATTTCACCGGCAACATTAAAACCTTCAAGAGCCTCACCGCCGCTGATTGAGCCGTCACCGATGAGTGCAATAACATTACCCTTGCCGTTTGTTACATCTCTGCCCCTTGCAAGTCCGCAGGCAAGGCTGACAGAGGTTGATGTATGACCGACAGTAAACATATCGTGTTCGCTCTCTATAGGGCTTGCATAGCCTGTTACATCATCGTAATGCTCCTGTGTAATATATGCCTCTTTTCTGCCTGTGAGGATTTTATGCGGATATGACTGGTGTGAAACATCAAACACAAACTTGTCCTGTGGTGAATCAAATACATAATGAAGGGCAATTGTTGCCTCTACAATACCAAAATTCGGTCCGAAGTGACCGCCGTGAACACTTGCACGGTGAAGTAAAGCGTCACGCATCTCCGACGCAAGAGCGTTAAGTTCATCAATACTGAGTTTCTTAACATCCTGCGGTCCGTTTATTTTTTCAATATACATCGTAATCAGAGCTCCTTATCATATAAATTTTAAATATAAATCAGAGATGTTTCTCTTTAGCTATATTATATAACCTCAAGCTAACTTTAGGTCAAGAGTATTTTTAAAAAATTTATCTTTTGCATTCTTTTTTATGTATATCGTTACAACGCAATAGCATAACCCTCGACAGGTAACTATAATTGAAACAGGCACTTACATAATTGCAAGTGCCTGTTTCATGGCTGAGCCGGCGGGATTCGAACCCGTTATATCCGCTTTATTATTCCGATAAATACTGACTTTTATTTTCAACGTGTTGGATTTTGTGTTGGATTAAGCGCACAAACTTCTGAATGTGTTACCGCCTGCGATACCGTCATCATTCAAACAGTGAGTCCGCTGATATGATTTAACTGCCGAATTTGTGCCAACACCGTAAATACCGTCAAAGCCGTTTGTGTCATACCCTTTACAGATGAGCAAGCCCTGCAAAACTTTGGTAAGATTACCTCTACAACCGTATGAGAGTACAACAATTGCATTATGAGTGCCCACACCGTAAATTCCGTCAACAATAAGGTTCATTCCAAACTGACGGTTAAGTTCTTCCTGCAACTTCATAACCAAATGTTTTTTCGTGTCAGGGCCATAGATACCGTCAACCGTTGTGCCTACCCAAGCCTGCACAGCTTTAATTCCGGAGTATTTCGGCGTTGTAATCGTTGTTGCTGAACTGCCCTTATAGTCAGCATTAAATATAATGTCGGTATCAACATTTCCGTTAATGCCGTTGACTTTTCCGCTGTCGGAGTTCTGCCAGATGTCACAAGTACGGCACGGAGAGCCTGTTTTCCATTGAGCAAGCCATATTGCATATTGCTTTTTAAGTCTCTCGTAATTAAGATAATTTGTAAACCAGCTTGCACTTGCATAAACACCGGCTGAATAGCCATGAACTTTAACACACTCACAAAATGCTACTGCCATTGCGGATAAGGTATCTTTGCCGAGTTTGGTCTGAGAGCCAAGCTCCAAATCATAGAACACCGGTAAATCAAGTTTTCGGCCGTTCAAGCAATAAAGGCAAGCACTTGCTTCCTTTTTCGCCTCGGCAACGCTGTACGCATACGAAAACCAATATACACCGACTTTCAGTCCTGCGGCTTTTGCTTTCCTATAATGCTCTTCAAACTGTGCATCTTTTTGGTAAGTTTCACGGCCAAAGCCGGCACGAATAATAACCGTGTCGATACCGTCAGCTTTGACTTTGTTGTAGTCAACTCCTGTCTGACAGAAACTTACATCAATAGCAGTAACTTTCATTGCTATTCCTCTCTTTCGTAAAGCTGTTTTGCAAGGACATATCCTTCAAGTTCCCACAATTTGTTTTCAATTCTTTCCATACAGATTTCTGTACCGATTTTTTCATCATAGTTTTCTTTGCAAACTGCTCCGCTTGATTCAGTTATGACAAATCCGTTTGGCAGTTTGCAGTTTACGATTGTTACCTTATCGTAAACTGTTTCGACCTTAATTTCTGATTTTTTAAGTAATTCGTCAATCTGTCGTTTTGTAACGGTATTTTTCATAACTATTCCTCGCTTTCTTTAACTTCCGGCAAGCCACCGACGCTTGTAAGCATTGAGAGAATGCCGGCAAGAAGTGTTGAGCTTGCAACCATTACCCAGTTCACATCGCTCATTACTACCGCAACTGAGAGTGTTGCCGCTGCAGTCTGTGCCATTGTCTTTGCGGCTCTGATGAGTGCCGCAACCGCCCATTTCTTAATTTTCTTCTTATTCATTGTTTTCATCCTTTCTTATAATATGGTTAGTCGGTAAGTCCATGACCTTCTCGTGCATATCGTCCATTGTGCCGTTTTGCCCGAGATGATGATATGACTGATAGCATTTGTCATAAGCATCTTTGGCATAGACTTCAATCCAGCCTCTTTCTATATATTTTTCGCCCGAGCGGATAAGTTCCGCCCTAAGCAATGACTGTGTACCTTTGCCAATCGCCTTAATTTTGCTCCACTGCGTTTTTACTATCGCAACAATTGCTGCAAGTATTATACCGAATAGAGCTTGTAGCCAATATTGTATAATCCAATCTATCACGCGTTTGCACCTTCCAATGTTTTTATTTTCTCTTCAAGAATTTTCAATCTTGCTTCCACCTGTCCTTTTAAAACCTTTTGGCGATTTTTAAAGTTGACCTTGCACGAGAGGCTTGCCGTTTTGTTTGCATTGAGCTTAATGCGGACAAACGATGCCGTACCGCTGACATTACCTACAATGGTTGATTTTACTGTTTTGTTTAGCGCAAATTCAGTTAATCCGGCAATTGTAGCCTTCTTGGCATTGGCAAGCGTTAAAGTAACATCTGCTGTTGTCTTGCTTATATCAGAAACAACAAAATCAAATACATTTCCGTCAAGAGTAATGCTCGAAATTGGAATATAGACATATGATGCAGAAGCGTATGCCGTTGAACAAGCTACATTCATTGTACCGTCAGCGACTGACACACTTAAATTCGTATTAGTTACACTTGTATAGGTTCCGTCGGCAATATCTGCGCTGTTTGGTGAATCTTCAAGCACATCTGTCACCTTTGCTGTCTCACCGCCAAAGTCTGCATTATTAAGGTCATAGAACTTAAAGATTTCATTGTAATCATCGGTAAGATTTGTGTCATAGACAAGACGCTTAGGATTAACATATGATGACAGTGTGCCGAGATTAATTGTAGTTCCTGCCGTGTTGCTAAGAGCATAATACTCATTGTTTGCGTTCAGCACTTCTGCTTCTGTTGTTCCGTACTGATACATAATATCCGAAAGTACAAGCCGATTGACATCTGTCATCATAGTAGAATTGAGCTTGATTGCCGATGCATCTCTGTAGTGACCAATTTTAAGGTTATCAACAACAATGTTTCCGTACTTGTACTTAATATTATTGTCATATCCCGAAATAATCGGAGAGAATACACCGTCAACGAAGCAGTTGTTAATGCTGATATTGCACGGCTCATTACTGTACGGTTCGTCTCTTGACGACAACCTCTGATTAAGCACAATACCGTTGCCCTTGTAATTGCCGTACTTTGAGCTTTCGTCTTTTCCTGCCCCGTAGAGCTTACAATTGTCAATGTAGTTAGTGCCGTTGTCCCAGTCGAGAGTCAGACAGCTTGCATATCTGTTCTTGATAATTGAATCCCTCAATGTCAACTTACCGTACTGCGCCTCAATTGCCGAGCCCCAGCTGTCGACATCAACATAGCAGTCTGAGATATTGACATGCCTTGTTGAAACCTTAATTCCTCTTTTGGCACATCCCTTTATTTCGCACCTTGAAATATTAATATAGCCGTCACCGCTGAAATCATCGGTCGGCCTTTCGATCAAGTAGATACCGTCACCGTCCGGCTTAACATCTCCGGAATTATATCCGTCAATATCATTAATTCGCACATTAACAATGTTACCGTGTTGGCTGTACTCGTTCCCTGCGCTTGTCACGCCAATGCCAAATGAATGAATGTATCCGTCTGGGCCGACAGTTCCGGCTTTAATGCCTGATATTTTGGCATTTCTGACGTTAAAGTGTGAGCAGTTTCTCAAAAAATTAATTCCTGCCGCTGTTACCGATGAAGCATTGCCTGCGTTAGATATATTAACATTGTCTATGTTTGCGTTTGGGCAATTAATCAAAGTAATAATCTGTGACACTTTATTTTTGCCGTCAAAGTTACCGTCAATAACGGTCAGATTCTTACAACCGGTAAATTTGAAAAATGTACTTTGCACGCTTGTGCCTGCTGAGTCTGTGTTGTCCGTAGCTTTATTGCAATAAATAAATTCAGCATTATCACATATAATTGTCAGATTTTCAACATTTTCAAGTGCTAATCCGTTGCATTTATATGTTCCCTTCGGGAAATATAAAGTTCTGTTGTCAAGCGGATAAAATACAAGCATACCAAGAGTAGTGTCAGCGCCTGTGTTATCTACTCCGAGTGATCTGACATTGAGCCATGTCAAATTACTGGCATCAACATTTGGATATGTGTTCATGAATTGATTCAGCGTATCTTTCAGTCTTGATGCCATACTGTTTACAGC